TTCGCTAAGGGTTTTTTCTGTCTTGTTCATTTCATGGGCTCCCGAAATAATTAGTTGTAGATAAAAGAAAAGCTGGAAAAGTTTCCTTCTCCAGCTTGAACTTGTGCGTAGCTTAACTTCGCCCTGTTTTCCCTTCTTGTTGCGCTTGTCTTATTTGTTCGTTCTCGTCTTCGAACTGTTTGGCTAGTCTTTCGACAAACCATCGACGAAGTGCAATTGGTAGATTGTAAGCTTCAAAGAAGCTCCACCCGCCATGATGCTTCAATAAGAAGAACTCTTCGTATACTGTGGCCATGTACTCATCGGTTAGGCCAAAAAAAGTCCGCCGTAAACGGAACCTCCAATCGGGATTCTGTCCCACACTCGGCGCAGTTATACGGTAAAGTCATGTCGACATTGGGAACTACTCGGTTATAGGCAACTCTTAAATATTGAGCGTCTAATGTTGGCATGTTATCAATGAATTGGTTAAGTTGTGTGCGATCTGTATGGCCGTCTATAGAGACAACAAATTGTTTCATTTGCGTTGTCACAGGAGTTTCTGCTAGCTGGTTCTTTCGACGATTTTCGATCAGTTTGAGAACACTCTTCTCATCAGACCCGGTCAGGAGCCTAACTTCGGCGGTGAGGCCACTCTTTGGAAGCTTGATTAGGAATGTATTGTTATCCGTGGGGCCCTCGACATTCATTTCTGCCCAGCTATCTCCATGGTTGAGCCCTACTTCCATCAAATTAAAGCTATTTGTACCGGAGGTAGCACAGGCCGGGCAAAGAACTCTAGTGTCATAAGTTGGACCATAAGCATGAATACGCGTTTGTACTAAAATTGCATTTTTGTCTCCGATCAAGAGGCTATCAATGTCGACCGTTTTGTCCACCAAAATACTTTCGATCAGACGGTCGATGGCTAGCCCCTTCTTCAGTAAGGATCTAGAGGTGAGAATATCCTCGTCTTTCGCTGTCATGTGCCGCATTTCTATAACTTCTTTATCCTGAAAGGGGTGAGCCTCTGGATAATACGCTCCGCGGCTTGGCAATTCCACGAACTCTGTGGGTACCACATAGGCCAAACCCCCTTCCCCGGGAGCGTGTGCACTAACAGGAGCGGCGGCGGCGGTGGAGCCCAACCGATCCTTATTCTTTCTCGACATATATACCTCGTTGTCTTTGTTGTCTTAATACTATAATATAATAATCGTTATATAGTGTTAAGTTATTTTATGTTTAATATGTTATTGTAGCGTAGCTACAGGGTGGGCTGCTCTATACGAGAGCGTTAGGCGCCACCTTTTGTCCAAAGATGCTGGTTCTTGACGGCGAGGTTAGGTTCATCCGTATCACCATTAAGCCCGCTTGCGGATCCGTGGCGCTGGTAAGTTGCATAATCATATCTGATACTCGTATCTACAGTTAGCATTTCTTCGCTGCCGTAGTCTAGGCCGGCAAGACGAACACTCTTAAAGAAGGCATTATGTAAGACCCATTTTTCTATCATTTCGCCTTCCGCATTTACTAGGGTGATATAAACATCACCTAAAGCATCAATCATACTTTGCTTCCCAAGAGTCACTAAATTCGCTGCGGTGCCATCTGCAGCAGTTGGAATCTTATACCCGGCATCATAAAGCATACCGAGAAAAATATCGGCGGCGCCGTCTTGACCGACAACATCCACGAATGAAACTGAAACCTCTGACCACTCAACTCGGCCTGGGTAATAAAACTTGTGATTAATATAAGTATGTTCGGTTTCGGACACTGAGATAGAAGGTCTATCGACCCGCTTGCAAGCATATTGTAGAGCACCATTGCTGCTCGCCCAGCCACCAACATTCTTTCCGATCCCGGTGGCGCCGAGATTTCCAAAGGATATGTACCATCGATATGCGCGTTTCGGCTCTTGTACTGGTGCCGAGTTTTTCCAGAATGTTGCTCCTGCCATTATAAGGTTTCTCCTGTTCCTAATATTATATAGTGTTTAAATAAGTTTCTCATTTTTAATCTTCGAAAGAGGCTCCGCTTTTTGTGATAATAAAGTCGATTGCGATAAACTCAATCGCTCTTGCAGGCTTGAGATAAATTTGGGCATACATGATGTTTCTGTCAATCAGATCATCCGTTGTCGTAGTTTCATCAAGCTTGACCAAGAAGTCCGTTAAGCCGAATCTCGTTTGTACATCCGCGAGGAAGGTGTCACATCGACTCTTGAACGAGTCCCATGTAGTTTGTACATTTTGACCAAAGAGCGTGGTGCTAGCAATGATCGAAATCTCTTTCTTGACATAAAGCATGAGTCGTCGCACATTAATGCGATCAAGCGCAGACGGCGTTAGTTGCAAGGTTTTCTGTCCGAAGACCACAAGGCCTTCCGAGGGGAACTTCGCAATTGGGTTGACGCTTTGTTCATAAAGCTTATCTCTGTCTAGAGAGGTTAATCTCTCTTTAACATTCAAGATCTTAAGACCTGCAGCACCTGCTTCCATGCCTTGGCTGGTTAACCCGCCTCGGACAAATCCTGCTGGGGCAAACCAAACTTCAGATTTTGCTTGAGAACCGCCCATAACTCCGACACCGACTACTGAAGGCGGCATCCAAATTCTGTCGCCGGTTCTGTTGTCGCGGACCTGAACCCATGGGTAATAGGCGCAACCGTAGCTGCTGTCAAGTTCTCTTGATTTCATGTTGCTGGCAATTGCGTTTACCGTGCCTCGTCTGCTTGTTTCGGCCGCGTTTGATTCTGTCCAAGGCTGAAAGCCTCCATCGACATCAATAACTGCCAAGGCATCGGCTCTGGTTTCACAGACCTCTACCATTCTTTTCGTTAGATTGTTCTCCGTCAGGCCGGGCATAGACATTATGTTAAACTCGACATATTCAGGATCGGCTAATGTATCGATTGCGCGGTACACGGTGTTATAACCATAGTTTGCTGTTCTGTCTGCTGAGGCGTCGTCCAAGTAAGTGTTCCGGAAAGGTTCTCTCTCTTGAATATCCATACCATCAAATCCTCCGTGGAAGAATGTGGCAAACGCGTTGTAGCCAAGATCCGAATTAAGCAGTCCTGTGTTGTTATCGTTAAACGCCCCAGAACAAGCAGTCCAACTGCGTCCTTTTGAGCTAAGATCGGGTCGGGCTGTTGCTGGTTCATCGAGGTCGACATAAGCCGCTTTCTGGCGTGAACCAGAGACATAATGGGCCATGGCAGCTTCCGTGTTATTCTCAGCATTAAAAGACAGTTGAACATCATCCAGTGTAAAGATCCAAGAATATTCCATATCATTCGCGTATGGCGAATCTTCTAGTGCGGCATAATATGCCGGAAGTCGCCGAAGTGGTTCTAGTGCGCTAGGATCGAAGTTAGTCGTTGGCTTGTCGCTCGTTGCATTAGTGTGTTTGGCCCACTCCACACCTAATTGGTTATGGTAGTCGGTAGAAATCTGTGCTTTTTTAACTAAGCGTGGTGCGGGGAAGTTATAGCTCCATCTGCTACTATCGTTTCCTAACGCAACTTCGGCTCCACCAGCGTTTGGGACATCCCCCAGGGTCGAGGCGAGAGCATCGCCGGTATAGCCGGTGGCGTCGATCATCATATTTGGAATTGAGCCGGAGCCTTCAACAAATGCATTCGCAAAAGCAGTGTCGGCGCCGCCATTAAATTGTACGACTGTTGTACTCGCTAAAGTACTTGAGATTGTAGTATTTCCATCTGTACCTGCGACACTTTGTGTCAAAGTTAGCACCTCACCTATGAGAGATGCGACAATTGTTCCGTTGTGGCCACTTGCATGATTTATAGCATCCTTTAGAGATCCAGCTATAACAGCTGCACTACCAGTATCTCCATCAAACTCATTATCGGCAAAGTCCACATCGGCCGCTGAAGTATATGTTATTGATCTGCCTTCGGTATCAATTATTGTAACTACTCTACCGACGGCCGTGGATCCTCCAATAGTTAATGTTGCAGTTGCAGCAGTACCGTCGCCTTGGGCCACGATCCCGCTGGTAGAGTTTACAAGCGTGAAGCCTTTAAATCTAACCGGTCCATGTACACCAAAGGGCAGAAGCTCGGGTGAAAGCGAGCCGCGTTTAACAGACTCTTTCATCTCAACACGGATAAACTCAGACAAGTTGTCGTATGTACCGTATTCTCTTATGCGTGTGTTCGTAGCGTCCCATTGGACATACCGATCTCCAATTTTCTTACCAATAAAGTTTGCTGAATTGGGGTCTAAGCTGCACTTTGAGAAGGTTTCCAGTGCTGGGCTGCCTTCCGGGGCATCGATGTATCTTAGCACAACATCAAAGCTGCCATATCTGTATTTTGAGTTATTAGACTCTGCGATATTCTCAATTGATACTCTTAAGTTGTTTTGCAACCATTCACCATGGCCGCGTCCGACGAATCTAAAAAGTTTTTGTGCAAGGTTGGCATCATAATCCGTAGCCACGCCGGTATCTTGGGCAATGTACCAACCGGTCTTTCCGTCTGCGTAGCTTTCACGATGTTGTTGCCATTCTGCGTTGGAATTTCCTAAGCCTAAGAGTATACCTATCTGGTGGCCCGCAGATGACGATATTGCCGTCACATGTTCTTCGACGGAAGCCTCATATGTTTCTCCTAACCAGTATGTGGCCCTGTCGTCCGAGGGCATGGTCGTGCCATTTGTGTTGCCTGGATCCATATTGAATACGCCAGACTCTCGAATGTGCTTGCCGCTGTTCGGAGTGAAGTCAAAGACATGTTCGGTTGGAACGCCTGAGCTGTCTACGATCACGGCAGTATAGGTGTTCGCATGGTCAGCCAGTCCGCCGGTATTATTTCTTGATCTGACCACGCCTGCAGCGCCAGAAATTTCTGTGCTGGTGGATGTGCCGGGACCTTTAAGGAACATGGCACCTTCGGCCAAGTACCAGACGGCCGCAAGAGAGCCCGTGTAGTTCAGTGCAGCGGGTGTGCCTGCTGGGGTGTCGGAAGTCGTTCCGTCTCCCGAGCCGCTAGGAACAATAAAGAGTCCGTATGCTCCGCCATTGGTTGCGTAAGCCGTTGTGTTGTTTACATCTGAAGCGACATGGGTTCTGGAAGTGCCTGCGGAATTCTTTGTATCCCAACCTGCCTTTCCAGCAGTAGTAGAATTAGAGTTTTGT